AGGCGGGAGCAGCGCCGACGGACTGTCAGGAAAATTATCACCTATTAAGAAAATACCTAATCCTTTAGATTTTGATTCAAAAGGAGTACCTACAGGGTTAGGTAAGTCAGGGTTAGGAAGTTTAAAACCACCAGCAACAATATCTGCACCGGCACCGGCAAAATCTGGATTAAGTACTGCTCCGCAAAATAATGATCTTGCAAGTGATGTTAATGATTTATTAAAGTCACGCACAATAGAGTTACAAGATAGTTTAGACACAAAGAAAGAAAGTGTTGATAATTTATCAGCAACATTAAAACAAATTGTTGATGACGAACCGTTAGTGTACAAGCAAGAACTAGATGATCGGTTATTAGAATTAACTAACGAAGGAGTTGTATTGTACGACAGAATTGAAGAACTTAAAATCTCTGATCCGGGAAGTGACGAAATTGTACAGTTAGAAAGACAGTTATTTACAAATGAATCAGCAAAACAAGTTATAGAAAGTAAAATTGATATGGGATATCCATATGGACTTACAATTAACTCGGTTAGTAATAGAGTAAAAAATAAAACAAGTTATACACAATCAGTAAATCAGTTGAAATCTAAACTAAATGAAATTGACGAAACCAAAGCTACAGCAAAGCAATCTGGTGTAGATTTAAAAGGCGGAACTTATACAACAAACTATCAAACAGTACCACCGGTGGTTACGTTTAAAAATAATTAATGTAAAGTAGAAACATAGATGGCAAACCAATATACAAGAACAAGAGTTAAAGAATCTAAAATAAGAGACCGTGGTCCTTATGAGGCAATCATTGTAAGTCATCTTGACCCATTGTACATGGGTACGTTAGAAGTTGAAATATTGAAGTACGACGGTGCTTCAGGCACACCTGAACGTAGCGGTCAACTTGTTAATGTTAGATACCTAAGTCCTTTTTACGGTGTTACACCAAATAAAGGATTAACACCTAATGACGGATACGAATTTACCCAGAAAAGTTACGGCATGTGGGCTGTTCCTCCAGATGTCGGAACAAGAGTACTTGTAATATTTGCAGAAGGTAGCGCAGCATACGGTTATTGGATAGGTTGTATCCAAGACGTTGGTATGAACTTTATGTTACCGGATGGTCGTGCCGTTACAGAAAATACTACGCCCGGTACACCTGATAATTTAAAAGGTACAAAACTACCAGTAGGTGAATATAATAAGTTAATAGAATCAGGATCTAAAATAGATCCTACACTATTTGAAAAACCCTACAACAAAGACTTTACAGAAATACTAGAAGTACAAGGTTTAATACTCGACGAAGCAAGAGGTACAACTACTACTAGTGCTAGACGAGAAACTCCAAGTATGGTATTTGGTATTTCAACACCAGGACCTTTAGATAAACGTAACGGCAATCCAAAAGCAAAATATGGTACTAGCACAGGTGCTGCTAATGTTCCGTTTAATAGACTAGGCGGTTCTAGTTTTGTTATGGACGACGGTGATGATAAATTTATTAGAAATACACATGCTGCCGACGGCCCGCCAATTTATATTAACCGAGAAGCAGGCGAAACTGGCGGTGACGAAACTGTTCCGCAAAACGAATTAACACGCATTCGTACTAGAACAGGTCACCAAATTCTACTACACAATTCTGAAGATTTAATTTATATTGGAAATAGTCGAGGCACTGCTTGGTTAGAAATGACCAGTGATGGTAAAATTGACATTTATGCTAAAGATAGTGTAAGTGTATTTTCAGACAATGATCTTAATTTATCTGCTAGTAGAGATATTAATCTTGATGCAGGCCGCAATATTAATATGAGGGCTACGGCGCGATATTCAGATAAAAAACAAACTGATAACGGTAAAGATTCTGGTAGAGTAACAATTGAAAGTGCATTTAATACTCATATGCACGTTGGCAAAGACTACCATTTAACTGTAGAAGATTATAGTCATACCGTTGTTCATAAAGACATGAGAACAACAGTTGATAGAGATTATCATTTGAATACCGATAACAACATTTATCAATCGTCAACTAAAGCAACACATCATACATCGGGTAATAGTTTTTACAGACGTTCAGATGCTAACATTTATGATATTGCTGCCGGTATACATTTTTTAACAAATACTGGCATGCAAACACGAGTTGAAGGCGGCGGCAACAGTCATTCTTATGTCGAAGGAAATACTGAAACTACTGTTGACGGTTATAGTCATACAAAGATCACCGGCGAAGTACATTTAACATCAGAATCAAATATTAGACATAAATCCGCAGCAGAATATGTTGTACTGTCTGCTGAAGATATACATCATGCAGCAGCAGCAAGTCATCATATTATTGCTGGCGCAGACTCCTTTCATAATGCAGTTGGTACAGTTAATATTCAAGGCGGTAGTTTAATAGCAGCAGACTCTGCTGCTATTGAATGGAACAATGGTGCTAGTTCGCCAGCAAGTGAAGGCGGAGTTCCAGTAGATCCTCTTGAAGCATTACGTTCAACAACAGCAACTCCAGCAGGACCTGCAACGCCTGTTGAACCTCTAAGAATGATCACTTTACCTTATATTTTACCAGGCGCACATACAGCAGTTGATTTTGAAAGTATACTAACACGAGCTCCACAGCACGAGCCTTGGCCGCACCATGAAAATGCTAATCCTTATGGATTTAAACCTGAAGAAACTGACAGAGAAGAACCAGGTGTGCTTCCACTCAATGACCGTGTACTAACAGTTGACTCATTCCGTAAAAACTTAGATGGTATTGCAACTAGTAATCTTGTTCAAAGTAGTGCGTATACTGCTGGTTCGTTTACAGGTACAACTGGAGACGGTATTAGAGCCCAAGACGATCAATCAAGTGTTACAACTACTGGTCCTAGAATTACTGGAGCACCTCCAGGACGCAAAGCAGAAACAACAGCAACCTTTAACCCAGACGGAACAGATGGTCCTCTAGCTACTATTACATCTGCTTCTGGAAAAAGCACACAGGTTGCAGCAGTATTTGCTGATGATTTCCAAAACTTTATTAACGAACTTGAAGCAACTGGGTACGAAATTAAGAAACTCGGTGGTTACAGTAAACGTAGAACAGTTAGTGGCACAAGTTGGTCTGTACACGCATCCGGCGGCGCCATTGATATTAACTGGCCTGACAATGTAATGAATGGAAGACCAAACGGATTCTTTAAACCTCGTCCACCAAACGCACCTATAACAGATATGCCGGTTGAAGCAGTACGTGCATTGTGTAAAAAGTATGGCCTAGGCTGGGGCGGAGATTGGCGTTCATTAGATGATGCTATGCACTTTAGTAAAGCAACAAATGAAAACGGTACAGTGCCTGGACTTAAGAACGGACAAATACCGTTATTACCAGAAGAAATTGAACCGCAACAAGGAGAGACAAAAGATACAGATGTTGCAGGCGACGGCGGCGGCGCACAGTAATAGGGTAAATACAGTATGAGCACATTAGAAAAAAATCTTTATAAACGAGTAACTGTATCAAGTGGTCCGCAACAAGCAACAAGCGGTCGAGCATACAGAGGATTTTCTAGTAGTAACGAAAATAGTGAAGGTTTTGCACTTTATGACTTTGAATTAATTAAGCAAGACATTATTAATCATTTTCATATACGCCAAGGTGAAAAATTAAGTGATCCAACTTTTGGATGTATTATTTGGGATTTGTTATTCGAACCTTTTACTAATAATATTAGAGATGCTATAATTAAAAATGTTACTGATATTGTAAATTACGATCCAAGGGTAAATGTAGAACAGATTTTAGTAGATACTTACGAGTCAGGAATAACTGTAGACTGTACTATTTCATATTTGCCATACAATATTTCAGAACAACTTTTATTCCGTTTTGATCAGGCTGCTGGCCTTAAATAATAAAGTTAGCACTTTATCATATCAGATAAATATCTAATATAAACGAGGAAACGGAATATGTCTTCAACTGACAGACAATCAAGACTTTTAGTAACAGAAGATTGGAAAGCAATTTACCAATCTTTCCGTAACGCTGATTTCCAGAGTTACGATTTTGACAACCTTCGTCGCACGATGATTAACTATCTGCGTCAAAACTATCCAGAAGATTTTAACGATTACATTGAGTCAAGTGAATATCTTGCACTAATTGATATGATTGCTTTCCTCGGGCAAAACTTATCATTCCGTATTGATTTAAACGCTAGAGAAAACTTCCTCGAAACAGCAGAACGTAGAGAAAGTATACTACGTCTTGCACGTTTGTTGTCTTATAATGTAACACGTAACCAAGCAGCAAACGGTTTACTAAAAGTTGATACAGTTAAAACTACTGAAACTGTAATTGATAGTACTGGTTTAAATTTAGCAGGTTTAACAATTTTATGGAATGATAGATCAAACACTAACTATCTTGAACAATTTATTAAAATTATGAATGCTGCACTTCCTGTAAATGGAACATTTGGCCGCCCGGTTAACTCAGAAGTAATTTCTGGTGTTTCTACAGAAGTATACCGTTTTAATGCAACTAATACTGATGTACCTATATTTCCTTTTACAAGAAATGTAGAAGGTGTAAGCACACGTTTTGAAGTTACTAGTTCAAATATTGAAAATGGAAATATCGTCGAAGAGCCGCCATTGCCTGGTAATAATCCTACTATACTTTACAGAGACAACGGTCAAGGAGCAGGTTCATCTAATAGCGGATTTTTTATGCATTTCCGTCAAGGACGTTTAGATACCGGAACATTTGGAATAGACAATCCAACACCAAACCAAACAGTAGCAATTGATTCAATAAACATTAACAATTCAGATGTTTGGCTTTATAGTGTAGATTCAAATGGTTTTGAAAATGCACTTTGGAATAAACTAGAAGCAGTCGAAGGTAATAACATTATCTATAATAGTTTGTTTAAGGGTGTAAGAAATGTTTATGCTGTAACATCTAGAATTGAAGACAGAATTAATCTTGTATTCAGCGACGGTATCTTTGGCAACTTACCGTCTGGTAACTTTAAAATATATTATAGAACTAGTGCAAATAGAAACATTATTATTAATCCTAGTTCATTAACTAACATTTCTATTGAAATACCTTATATTAGTAAAAATAATACAGCAGAAGTTCTTACAATTGGATTAAGTTTAAAACAAACTGTAAGTAATGGAACAACTACTGAATCTGATATAGACGTTAAACAAAATGCACCTGCAACATATTATACTCAAAATAGATTAATAACAGCAGAAGATTATAATATTGGTCCTTTAGGTATTAGTCAAGATATCATTAAAACAAAATCTGTCAATAGAATTGCAAGCGGAATTAGTAGATACTATGATCTTAAAGATCCTAGCGGAAAATATTCTAACACAAGTTTGTTTGCTGATGACGGAATTGTATATAAAGAAGAATATACAAATAAAACAAGTTTTAGTTTTGTAACACAAAGTGATATTGAAGGAGCAATTTACAATATAATTGAACCGTTACTTTCAAATACAGATACAATGAATTTTTACTTGTCAAAATACAATAAAGTAATTGTTGAAGATTTAGGAGCAGCGTGGAATTTAACAACATCTGCTACAAATAGAACAACTGGATTTTTCCACAATGAAGGTATTAAATTTACGTTAGGCTCTTATACTGCAAATAGTTTAAGATTTTTTGAACCAGGTACATTGTGTAAATTTATTGCACCTGTTGACTCATCAGGAAATGTACAATATTTTAAAGAAGACGGCTCATTAACAACTGATGCATCTTTGCTAGGTATTAGTACATATAAATGGTCTAAAGTAATAAGTGTATACAGTGACGGAACAACTTTAGAAAACAATGGTTCGGGCCCAGTAGTGTTTAATGATTATATTCCTGAAGGTGCTATATTATCATCACTAATACCGAAACTATCAAGAATTTTAATAGACGATATTAAAGCACAAATTATTGATAGAACATTTGCATACAAAGATTATGCTTTACGATATGATCAGTCAGACAGACAGTGGAAGTTAATAACAGCAGAAAATATTAACACAAATAATGATTTTAGTGTAGGTAAGGCAGGCGATACAAATGGACAAAATTTAGATTCAAGTTGGTTGCTTTATTTTAAAACCAATGGAGATACTTACACTATTACTTACAGAGGTTTAAGATACATATTTGAAAGTAAAGATGAAATAAGATTTTTCTTTGATAGTGCTGACAAAATTTATGATCCAAAATCTGGTCAACTTATTAAAGACAAAATTGAAGTATTAAATATTAACA